ACGGCGTAACCGCTTGGATGTTCGATAATGATCCAACTGCTGCATCTCTGGAAGCTAACAAAACTTACGACATTAACGTTCTTAACGGCGTGGGGGTAGTTGGATGGGCGTAAGATTGCCAGCGGAGTATCAGGAAGTTGAATGGATTGGCGCGTCAGGATACCAACATTTTACATCTAATATATGGTTGCAAGATGGTCTTACGGTAGATGCGGTTCAAACAAATGGTGGTGGAGATTGCTATTTATTTGGGAGCAAAGGTAGCACAGACTCAAATCGTGTTTGTTTTAATGGACATTATCAAACCTATATCCAAGCTGTATATAATTCGTATTATACGTATGGCTTGTTCAAAACTGATGATGTATTTCATCATATTATATTGACGCAAGAAGACAAAATAGCGATTTCTTATTTTGACGGAGTAGAAGTCTTAAACGCGATAAAAGAAAGTTCAAATATAATTGAAGATCAGAATTCATTGTTTGGAGTTTTTGGTCAAAGAAATACTAATGGGTCATTTAGCTTTGGGTACCTTGGTAAAGTATCGTCTATTAAAGTGTTAAAAGACGATAATCTTCTAGCAAATTATGTCCCGTGCTATCGAAAGTCTGATAATAAACCCGGCATGTATGATCTTGTTTCTGACACGTTTTACATTAATGAAGGCACGGGCGACTTCCTTGTCGGCCCTGACGTACTCGGCAGCATCAGCCCGTGGTTAGTTGCGAGACGGAGATTGCTGATGTACAAAAAGCCTGTGAATGATACGTCCCCAAAGATTGTTGGATATGACAAAAGATATAATTCTAGCGGTAATATTATAGATAACAACGGCTCTTGTTGTACGGATAAATACGATATTGTTGCTAACACTCCCGAATTAAGAATACTTTATTATTTTGGCATTGTGTCTGCCACTATCAGTTGGAAAAACGGCACTCCTTTCGATTATTGGAACATTACCGCAACAACTGAGCCGGTGCAAGGTTCAATAATCGCTATAAATACTGATCAGGTATCATTTACATTAAGATCGTCATTGATTGATGATAGTTTTGCCATACAAGTAGAAACCGGCAAAGTGTTATTTGCTGGTATAAATAGTCCATATTACGGCAAACAAAATATTAATGATTAAAGAAAAGGAGAAATAACCATGAGACAAATGTACATCGTAAACGCAACACAGGTAGTCCCTTCCACTGCGCATCCTGAGGGGGTGTATTCCAATGTGACGGGATATCCTAAGACCTTCGATTCCCGGTCGTACAATGCGACTGAGGAAAATCCGAACGGCGATCCAGAACGGGCGTTTGTCGTGGCGAAAGCTGACTTCCTCGCTCAACAGGCCGCACTGATGGTATCCGATAGCGCAAGAGTCATGTGGGCAATCACGCTGACTCGTGCGGACGGCAGACAGATGATGCATGAGAGCTGGGGAGCGTTCCCAGACATGACACCGGCTCCCGAACCGGCTGAAGAGGCATAATCGTTAGTCATTTAATGATGCGGTTTCCAAGTTCAGGTGCTTAAATACCTGTCGATGGGTCTTGGTGTAATTAGCGGCGTTATAGGATGAGCAAAAAGTCTATCCGCATTAAATCTGTTTGTCATTTAAAGGCCTATTTTGATGACAAACGAGAAAAGAGAAATCATGGACAATCAAGCAATCGAAAAGAACTATTCGTACCATGCACCGAAAGACGATCAGCCGGAGCGGTATGAGAAGATCAGATTCAAAGCAAAGATGCTTGCAGCATACATCAACGAGAACTGCCCTGAGAGCCGTGAAAAGAGTCTCGCCTTTACGAAATTGGAAGAAGCTGTGATGTGGGCAAACGCAGCCATCGCCCGGAACGAATAAACATACTTGCATGAAATCACAGGATTTCGTTGAAGCGTAATTGCATCAAAACTACGGTGGCGGAATAGGTAGACGCTATGGTGACGGGTAGAACACCACCTATTATGCCTGTGGTGGATAGTTAAAAACACACTCACAGACCACTTCGGTGATGGGCGTTAGAAAGCAATGTGTTCATGCAAGGTGCAAATCCTTGCCCGTGGTTTTATCTCGTGAAAATCGTGCGAAATCACGAGATAGTCAAAAGATAACAGGAGGGATGCCGCTTGAGATCATATCGCAAATACATCCCCAAAGACCAGTCAGAGTTTGACCATCGTTGGGCCTGCTGGGCAAGCAATCACAGAGGGTGGGCAAAAGCCAAACGGATGAACAGGCGGCTGGCAAAGCGCAAATTTAACCGAGAGGTGAGATTATGCTGCTTATCAGAATCATGATTTACATCGCCGTGGTATCGGCAGTCATCATCTTTTTCTATGGGGCAAGCGGAGGAGACGCGCCATGACTGCAGATGATTTGGACGTATGGATTAATTACCTATTGGAGGGTAAACGATGAGCAACTATCAGAAGATTTATTTTAGGCTGCGCCATCACGGCCTATCTGAAGCCGGTGCGCTTGGCTGTCTCGGGAACTGGGAGTGCGAGAGCAACTGCGAACCAAACAGAGTGCAGGGTGATTTCTCACCCTACCGTACAGCCAGTAAGCAGTATGTAGCGGACGTCACAGCCGGAAGGATTTCCAGGGATCAGTTCGGTCACGACGGGAAAGGCTTCGGCATCTATCAGCTGACGTATTTCAGCCGGAAGCTGGGCTACTACGACTTCTGGAAGAAATCCGGCAAGGCGCTGGATGACGTGGAGCTTCAGGTGGATTATGCCGTGCTGGAGCTCAAGCAGGATTACGGCAGCCTCTACACCTATCTCTGCCACACAGACGATATCGCAGAAGCGGCAAACCGGGTATGCTGTGAGTTTGAAAGACCAGCCTGGAACAATGTTAACGCACGGTATACGGCGGCTCTGAGGATTAAGGACGAGATCGACCTATCAGGTGAAGCAACTGAACCAGATGAGCCGGAAACAGACGATGATGGCATCCTGGTCCCGAAGACATGGCCCCCGCGTACCATTGACGAGCATTGTTCCGGTTGGCCGGAGGTCTGGCTGCTTCAGTCGCTGCTGAAGTGTCGTGGCTATAACGTCCTGGTTGACGGCATCTGGGGCACGTCACTGACGGACAAGGTCAAGCAGTTCCAGAGGGAGAACGGTCTTGACGCGGACGGAGCGGTGGGCCCGATGAGCTGGGGCAAGCTTTTGGAGGTGTGACATGGACGATGTGGAATTCCGGGAACTGCGAGACCGTGTAACAGCCCTCGAAAACAGGATGGCCGAAAAAGACACACAGTTCGCAGTCATCAACACCAAGCTGTCAGCAATCCTATGGGGTGTCGGAGTAACCGGCACTGCGCTTGTGGGAATCCTATTGAAAATGCTCTTCGGAGTTTAACAGGAGGAATTATCATGAAGAAACATTTCATCGTTGTGGACGATACGGGATTCTTCAACGTGACCGCAGAGTCTGTTGAGGAAATCAGGGCAGAGTACGGCAATGGCTGTACCATCTATCAGGAGGTAGTAGATAATGGGTAAAGAGTTTTGGAAAGCCGCAGGCATTAGAGCCCTGCGCACGATCTGCCAGACGGCAGTGGCAACCATCGGAACGACAGCAGTTATCTCTGAGGTGGACTGGATCACGGTTGGCAGCACGTCGCTGCTCTCTGGGATTCTGTCGATCCTGACGAGCATTGCTACCGGTCTGCCGGAAGTGTAAGATTACTACGAAATTACTACTACATCGGAAAAGTACCAGTAAATACAGTATGTTTGGCTTCAGCAGCAAGGGTTCGAATCCCTTTCTCTCCGCCATACAAAAAGACGAGGAAATGATGAATTTCCCCGTCTTTTCTTTATTTTCCTGAACTTTCTGCGGCGAAAAGTTACACACGCTCACCGGCGTCCGTAGTAGTCCGTAAGCCGTTTTTTACGTCCGTAAAGGCACATAAACGGCAAAATTACTACGGATTTACTACCGTTTTGCGGGGGTCAGCCAGTAGTAAATCCGTAGTAATCGCGCATGGCCTGGACGTCGGCATTGACGTCTTTCTGCGCCAGCTTGACATAGATTTTGTGAACGGTCTCAATGTTGGACCAGCCGCCCAGGAGCATGATGGTGCGCTCGGACCATTTGAGATGGTATCCCAGGCTGGCAAAGGATCTTCGGAGATCGTGCGGGGAGCAGGGCGGAAGGCCGGCAGCAGTGCAAATCTGGACAACTCTTCGGTTCAGCGTGGAACGGGGGACCGTGACCACTTTCCCGGAGTCGGGGATCAACTGCTGCAGGCGTGGAATCACAATCGGGACAGTCCGGGTAGAGGTCCGGTTCTTGTTCGTCTTTTTCTCCACCAATTTGAAGGTCTTGTCCGGGACCATCGCGCCACGGACAAAGATGTCGGTCTTTGTGATATCCGTCTGCGCATCCAGCTTCAGGAGCTCTGACATCCGCAGCCCGTGCAGCATGAGGAGGGCAGCAGTCTCGCAGCGGTCACCCTCGATTGCCTTCAGGAAAACCTGTATCTGTTCATAGTCGAGGAAGTCCTCAGCGGACTCTGGGACCGCGGCCAGGTTCACATCCGGGACCGGGATCTTCGCATCGTTAAAAGCAGCGGAGACCAGGCTCCAAGAGTTTTCCAAGGTCTTTGGAGCGATGAGCTTTGCATCTTCGTTTAGCATCTTCTGGAAGTCGATTTTTCCGATCTGCTGGCCCATGTAGTCCTTGAACCGATTCCGGTATATGGTCTCATATCCACAGATGGTAGAGGGCGAGAGAATGCCGTCGTTCTTGTCGATGTACTCCCGAAGGACCTGCTTGAGCGGGCGCTTCTCCGGATGAGCTTTCATCTCGGCAATACCGGTGCGCAGCGCGTCGATCTTCGCTTTATATTGTTTTTCATTTTCGGCTTTGATGGTCTCGCGTGTGCCGTTAACCATCAGTTGGCCGAGCAGGCTGCCGTCGGCAAGGACCCGGTACTTCGGGTACTTTGCGGACGGCTTTTTCTCTCGCTTCTTCCTGGCGATCCGCTCCCCGCAGATCATGCAGAAGACGGATTCATCCGGGATCGCGTGGTTGCAGTATGGGCATTTCATCGTCTATCACCTGGCGGGACCACTTCCTCAAATCCAGACAAGTGGCCTTTGCTCCAGTCATCAGGATCGTTCGCGACCATGACAGACCTTGTTTCAACCTTTGGCTCTCGCCTTTGCGTTGTTTTTGGCTGCGCAGCAGTGCGCCGGATGTACCGGGCTATTAATTTCTCCTGCCTGGAGATTTTCGAAAGAAGGACGATGATTATGACCGCGATCAGCAGTATAGCGATTAAAAGGAACGGCAATGGAATAAACATACGAACCTCCTTATCGTATAACACTTGTAAAGGCAACGGCCTTGCCGAGGATCCGGACCGCATTCATGTCAATCCCCCAATAGACGAGGGGACGATACTGCGGATTCTCCGGCTCCAAAACAACATGATCCTCATAGAGGTGTACGCGTTTCAGGGTGGCCTCGTCGTTGATCAGCACGGCAGCGATCTCCCCGTCATCCACAGTCTCCTGCTGCCGGATGTATACAATATCTCCATCGAAGATCCTGGCATTGATCATGCTGTCACCCTGGCAGCGCAGGGCGAAGTCTGCATGGACGTGATCCGGAGCGGAAACATCGCCTTCAATGTTCTGCTCTGCGAGAATCGGTGTTCCGCAGGCAATAGTGCCAACGAGGGGGACGCTGTGCATGGCAGGTATGTTCGTGATATTATTAGCCCCAAACCTTATGTCTGGTGGTAAGTAGTCGGTAATATCAAAAGACGATTTTCGTTCAAGTTCTGTTCCCATTGTCGACAATGGTTCGAGCCACTTGGAGCGCGCCATTGGAACGTCATACCCGATTAGCCAAACAGGATTGACATTCATCTCATTAGCAATTCGGTAAACGACATCCTGCTTTGCCTCATATTCACCACGACAATAGCGGGTCATATTCGACCTGTTGATATCGCACTTTTTTGCAAGTTCAGTTTTGGTAATATTTTTTACACGGAGCAGTTCGTTTAACCTATCTGCGAACGTAGCTACTTTTCCTGTCGCCAAAGTGCTCACCTTCCTTCTGGATTCTATTATAAAGTATGCGCAAAGATAAATCAACAAGAAATTGCGAAAACTCAAAAATAATTGTTGACATATCGCAACGATGGTGCTATGATACCGATAGTTGAGATTTCTCAACAACAACACGACACGAAAGGAGGACATCTGATGGCACGCTTCAACTATTCCGCACTGCTGGGACTGATGAAGGAGAAGGGCTTCACACAGGAAGCTCTCGCAAATGCTGCCCACATGAGCCATAGCCAGCTCAACGTAAAGTTGCAAGGCCGGTATCCGTTTAAGCAGACGGATATCCAGAACATTGTCAATGTACTGGATATCGCGCCAGCGGATATCGGCCGATATTTTTTTACTGTTTGAGTTGAGAAAACGCAACAGAAAGGAGGCCGAGATGAAAGCAAAGACAATCACTTATATTCAAAATCTTTTTCTTCGCGAGTTAGAGGAAGCCGGCAAAGCTCGTGATGAGCTGATTAAAGAGCTGGAACCGTACAAAGCTGCCACAAGAGGAGTACTTGATCCGTTAAGAAGGGCGGAGCTTTTCGACGAGGATAAGATTAACAACTTAAGGCAAAGAATGCGGAAAGCAGATGATCGGATCCTTGATGCGGAAGAGGCCAAAGAAGACTTCATACACCATGACTGGTATTGAGAAAGGAGAACATCACATGGAAAAAGACAAACTGCACGATTTGGTTGCGGCCGCGGTTATCAACAGCATACTGAAGGACATTGTCAGGGAAAGTCAGGGCGAAGAGACAGTGCGAGAGATCAGCGAACTCGCAAGACTGCGGAGGAGAATTGAGGAGTGCATGGACAAGCCGGCGGTGATATCTATCGAGGATGTGGACCGGTTCAACCGGCTCGTCAGCAAGCACTTCCCTGGGCGGGGTGAGAGAAATGCCGAAGCTGACATGGATGAATAAGGCGCCGCCGGTTAATGTGCTGAGCGCCCTGTTCCGGGAGCGGATGAGAATGCAGCGGATCCGCTCGGACGATGTGGGCAAGGCGTTCGGGTGCACGGGAGATAACGTCCGGGCGATGCTCCGGAGGCCGGCGAAGAAGTGGAAGGTCGGAGACATCATGACTTTCTGTGACGCGGTCGGGGTGCCGTATGAGGAGGCTTTCGATGCCGCCACAAAATAAGAAGCGGCCCTGTCGGATGGGGGTCCGGCAAGGCCACAGGAACTTGATGAACTACGGATATTATATCCGGAAAGGAACACAATGTCAAACGAAGAATTAATCCGGGCACAGCGCGAGTGCGTGCTTCGCTGCCTGCGGCACGGGAAAGACCTTGCGAATAACAGGTTCTGGATCGCGATGAAAACGGGACTTTCGGACCGAGCGGTCCGGCAGCGGATTGAAGAACTGCGGAACGAAGGCCACCTGATCTGCAACCTGCAGAACGGGAAGGGCTACTTCATCGCGGAGAACGACGAAGAGGTCGAGCTTCAGTACAGACAGGACTGCGCCAGGGCAATGAGCATCCTGAGAAGGATCAAGCCCTTCCGGCACTACCTGCGGTCACTGGATGAAGAACGAGGCGACCAGGTCACCTTCGAGGAAATGGCGCTGGAAGAAATTATCAGTAAAGGAGAACTGTAATCATGGCAGATAAGATCAAGAAGAGCGCAAAGGCGCATGTGAGATACAAGACCAGCGACGGGCAGATCGTCCCGGGCGCGACCACCATCACGGGACTGCTGAATAAGCCTTTCCTCGTCACCTGGGCAAACCGGCTGGGACTGGAAGGCATCGACAGCAGCAAGTACACAGACGAGGCAGCGACCGTCGGCACGCTGGCCCACGCGCTGATCCAGGCGGACCTGCAGGACGACACCATTGACCGGGATCTCTACAGCAAGCAGCAGATGGATCTGGCCGAGAACGCGGTGCTCAGCTTCTTCGAGTGGAAGAAGCGCCACAAGATCGAGGTCATCTTCTGCGAGAAGCAGATGGTCAGCGACACGATGCGCTACGGCGGCACGGTGGACTGCTACTGCATTCTGGACGGGAAGCCGACGCTGCTGGACTTCAAGACCGGCAAGGCGATCTATGAGGAGT